CTGCTCAGGGCCTACACTATTACCCTGTATTGCTACACCATCAATCATTATAGCATCAAACACTCCTTCTGTCACTATAACAATCTCTCTTTGTGTATCAGCAAATTTGTCTACATTAAATACATAACCTGATTGCATATTATGTAGATACTTAGGAGTTGTTTTATCTGGAGGAGCAATATGCCTTGCTGTCCAACCTACTAATTCTCCATTATAGGTAAAGGGGACTACTAATCTCTGCTTATGTAACTTTTCATCAAAGTGTAGCAGTGGATATAGACCAAGTAGTCCTCTTTGTTTTGCATATTGTTTAACAGGATGATCATCATTTAAATCATCTACTGTAACAACATTGTCTGGTAAATTTACTTTATTAAATTTTGCTATGGAATATACATAATCAGAAGTAGTTTCCTTTCCTAATTCTTCTGTATATTTTAAGAGTTCAATTGTGACTTTATGTACATCTTCTTCTGTTGCACCTAATCTGGTTGCTAAGTCTTTATACTTTTTACCTAAGGTAGGGTTAGGTTCCCAACCAGTTGTAAAGCCACAATTAAAACAATTGAAAGATATTTTTGCTCCTGTAGTTATAAGTCCGCCACGTTTCCTTTTATCACTACACATTGGACAATCCATTGTGTTCCAGCCACTAGGAGTTTTACCTGTTCTTACTGGTAAATTATCTAAAAGGAGGCGATGTACCTTTTCAACTAAGAAGTCTATATCCATAATGTTATTATACAGGATATAGTGTCAAAAGTCAACTAGTTTCTTACTAATACTTGACTTATGTTACCTGATGTTGGAGTATGTAGTATTCTAATCCAGTTTGCATTTACAGTATAGTTTCTAGTAATTATATTACTACTGCTTGTTAAGGCAATATTGCTTTCTAATGTAACCCAATCTGTACTAAGATTATTTGTATTAGGAACACTTTCAACTAGACTAGCCTGTACATCAATATTACCAGTGTATGCATCAGGGTAGATTGCTATAGTATGTAATGCATTTGGGAAGTTTCTATCTTGATTACCTGAGAAAGCACTTGTTGTAAAAACATTTGCTGGATCACCATCTGTAGTAGATGCTACTTGTAAAAATGTGTTTGCACTCTGAGTTGGTGTTGGAGATTGATCTATTTGTTCTGTAATCTGTATATCAAAAACTAATCCATTGTTTTGGTCTGAATATACAGGCTTGTCTATGCCTGAAGTGTCCTGTTTTGCTATGTAAATTCTGTATAAACCTGCTGTAACATTTCTTAAATCGCCCTCATCTAAGACTAATTTTACTTGACCTACACTACTAGTATGCTCTAATAATTTGTAGAACAAACGTCTTTTAGTTGTAGGATTTATAAGATATGCACTTAAAGTTTCACTAAATACGTTTTGTAATTTTCTATCTCTGTTCCTAATGCTGAACAGTAATTCGTTTGTCAACCCTTTATGGGCAATTAATTTTCTATTATTCATCGGTCTGTTATCCACGTAAAGTCCATCCGTACCAATTACTAAGTCGATATTATTATCATATAAGTATAATTTGTGGTCGTTTTGGCTCATAATAAACTCTTTATATTGTACTATTTATCAATATTTATACTAAATAGTTTTGTGGAGAAAGAAGAACTTATCAAACAAACAGAAGAACGTTATCCGTTCCTAACCGGCATCAAATATGGTGAGAATGAATACATAGGTATCGTTATCAATCATGATAATAGCATTCTAACATTCTATGATTTAGATAAAATTCCAAATAATGATTTGAAAAAAGAGTTTTTAGAATTAGGAGAGACTTGGTGGTGGGAATCAAATAGACAATTACCAATAGATATATTTTTATTCCATGAAATGAAACCTTTTAAACATCTTTTGAGAACTTTTGTAATGAAAGATATAGAAATTATCTTTGGACCAACAACTTCACTACAAAATTTAATAAAGAAAAGAATTAAAAGACGTGGTATTCAACTAGTTAGAAAAATAGACTAACCCTCACACAATAAATTTAATTGAACTATAATTGCTAGAGCATAACCATAACTATGAGACTTCTTGAAAAAGTAAGTATCGTCTTTTGGTTTCACCCAAACATCTTCTTCTATTACCTTCCAGTCCTTTCCCACCAAGTGTCTTTTACCTGGACGTATCATAGCAAGTATCATTGCTAATTGTTCAAGACTTTTAGGAGGATGCTGTTTAACAATATCCCAATGATTGCTTATGTGAAATAATTTTTCAACAACTTCCTTATGTGTAAACAATTCCCACATAGGCTCAGTTGCTATTAGTTTATCAAGATGTGTTTCATCTATAATATTTTCGTATATATGATTATTAAGAAAGTCTACTTTAAACCAACCATCTTCTTCTGCTTCTTTGTGATCTATTGTACTGTAACCTTCTAATGGAAACTTTGGAATGTTTTGGAAGTAAACACCAGTGTTGTGTTTTGTAAACTTACCATCCTTTTCAATACTGGCAGGCGTAATATTAACTAATTCGAGAAAATCATCTCTATTAGCCATATCTATATCTACATCAAAATCAATCTTCACTGAATAATAAACTCCACTTCATTAATTTATCTTTCTTTACTAACTTACGTTCTTCAATTTGTTCTTCACTGACAAGTCCACTATGTTTCATAATATCAATCATACACATAACATCGCCAATTTCATCTTGTAAGTTTTTAATGTCTTGTTCGCTTTGATCATCTTGGAAACGTATTAATTTACTACATGCCTGACTAAGTTCAGCACATTCTTCCATTGTAATTACTAACATTTCTTGTCTTTTATTCATTATTCTTCCTTAACAAAAATACCATCTACCATACGACCTTTTCTGTCTTTAATATCATCGTATGCTACTTGTAAACATTCTTCTAATGTTGTACCTTCCCTTTCTGCTATGTTTATTAATATAACAAGACAATCTCCAATATCATCTTTTACATCTTCTCCTTTACATACACTATCAGAAAGTTCTCCAACCTCTTGTACTAATTTTAGTACTTGGTCCTTACTTGTTGCACCATCAATTAAGTTTCTATCATGATGCCATTGTGATGTCTTTTCAATAAGTTCTTTCATTTTTTCTCCTATATACCTGCAACTTCACATGCATTTTTTACTTCTGCTACTTCTTCTTTATTGTTTGCAAACTGCTTCATCCAAAACGTTGCATCAATTATATGTTCTATCATTTTAACTTGCTCATCGCTAAACTTCACTAATAAATCATCTCCTGATTTGCAAAGATAAATCATCCAGGGAGATATTTTTGCACTTCTAATATCGTGTACTGCTCTAGCAGAAGAAACTTCTTTAAAATAATCTTGCCAAGACTTATTATTTTCTTTACCCCATTCATCAAGATAAATTATTGTTCGTTCTAATGCTTTCATTCCAGGCTCTTTTTTAACATACACTAATAAAAATTCATCATATAAACTATCTTTGTGCCAGTCTGCTAACTTTTTACCTTCTTTTATGAGCCATTCTGCAAATTGTTCAGGATTCAAATATTCATTAGTAACACAACTTCTACCAAATTTTACAAATCCTTCATAATATTGACTGCGTACAAAATCTTCATAACTTTTAGTTTTAGATGCTGTTGTATTCATTTCATAAAACATTTGGAAAACTCTGTAACCTAATCTTGTATGTGTTAAGTCCTTGTCTGCCATACGTCTTTTCTTTACACACATATGAACACTAAGAGTTCTTTCACTCTTAAAACTTTTTCCACACCATTTACATGTGAAATTATTTTCCAAAGATGTCTCTGATTGATTTGTCATCGTATCCGTGTGCTTCTGCTAACTCTTTTAGTTCTTCTTTACTGTTTATTTCTATTAAATTATTAATATCCTCTGCTTTCATATGTGGATATATACTGTATATAAAGTCAAATACTTTATTGTTTTTCTTTTTTGCATTAGGCGGTTTTAAAAAAGGATGAAATTGTATTTTACCTACACCACATGCTGTAAACAATAACCATTGCAACTCTGGATGCTGTGGTATTTTATATTCAACTTTATGATATCTATTAAGTAATTCATTTGTCATATAGATATAATTTGCGGCATCTCTACCTTGTACACTACTGCAATATCTCATCATCATCCAGGCACTAAATGCCTTCTTTTGTTCAGCACTAAGATTAGTATAGAAATTTCTATCTTTTTTATCTATTGCCGCCATTACATCTTTTAAAGGCAAGGCTGGATTCTTTTTAGGTGACATTATTCTCCTTCAAATTCAATAAGTGTATCAACATTATAACCTTCTTCCTCTATTATAGCACTTCCTCCTAAATCGGGCAAGTCTATAACGGCCAGAATTAAAATATTTTCTCTAGGAATATTAAAACATTGGCAAATTAAACTTGCTAATGCTCTTGCTGTTCCTCCAGTAGCAATTAAATCATCTATAATTACTATTTTATCATTAGGTTTCAAGTCAGAATTTTGCTGTATATGTAATGTTGCTTCTCCATATTCTAATTGATAACTTCTTTGATATGTTGGATTAGGTAACTTCCCTGGTTTTCTTGCAAGTGTTAATGGTAGTTCCATATCCCTTGCAATAGGACTAGCAAAAAGAAACCCTCTGCTTTCTATAGCAACTATTTTTGTTGCATTAAACATCATACAACTTGCTGTTAAATCTATTAATGCTTTATTGAAGGCCTCTGGACTTTCTAGAAGACTTGTGATGTCCCTAAACTGTATTCCATCTTTTGGAAAATTAGGAACTGTTCTTATACTATCTTTTATACTCATAATGTAAATTCTTCCCATCTTATTAAACTATTACCCACATTAGAACCGCCAAAGTGCCCATAGTTTGTGGTATCAGGCAGTATAACACATTCTAAATCCAATTGTTTTATTATACCTTTTGGTGTTAGATCTACTTCTTTCTTTATCATATTAATAAAATCTAATCTTAATTCACCATTTGTATAAATTAATAGTGATGAAGGTTCTTCTATTCCTATTACATAACTTAATTGCACGAAGCATTCTTCTAAATCATATTTATGAACTATGTTTTTTGCTAACCATCTGGCCATATAGGCCGCACTTCTATCTACTTTTGAAAAATCCTTCCCACTAAATGCACCTCCACCGTGTGGAGCATATCCGCCATAAGTATCAACAACTATTTTTCTTCCTGTAATTCCTGTGTCTCCGTCAGGACCGCCAATCACAAATCTCCCAGTAGGATTTATTTGATATGTTGTATTTTCTGTTAAAAAGTTACTAGGTACAACATCTTTTACAACTTCTCTAACAAGATCCTGTACTTGCTGTTGGGTAGCATCTGCATGATGTTGAGTACTAACTACAATATTGTTTATGTCTAAAGGTGTGTTTGGTGCTCCATAATTCACAGTCAACTGACATTTACTATCAGGTAAAATAATATCTTTATATTGTGCATGAGTTTTTCTTCTATTAGATAATTCTTGTAATATTTTATGTGCATATGATATAGCAAATGGCATATAATCTTCTGTTTCCCTATTTGCATATCCAAACATAATGCCTTGATCACCTGCTCCAAAACTATCTGTACCTAATGCTATGTCAGAACTTTGACCATGTAAATAATATTCTATATTTAATTTGTCCCAATGAAATCCTTCTTGTTCATAACCTAATTGCTTAACAGTATCAATTATTATGCCTCTAACTGATTCCTCTACGTCTTCCTCCCTGTCTGTTTTATATTCTCCTGCTACTATTACAGTATTTGTAGTCACTAGAGTTTCTATGGCCGCTCTATTATTAATATTGTGATTTATAATCCAAGTTGCAATATGATCTGAAATTAAATCTGCAACCTTATCTGGATGTCCTTCACTAACACTTTCACTTGTAAATTGATACATTTTTTGTTTTCCTTATTTAAATTTGTTTTCCATTATGTCTTCCCAAGTAGAATATTCAATACGATCAAAAGATCCTTCAGGGAAAGTAGGAGGTACCCATTGTACCGTCCTTTGCCTTTTATATATTTCTTGTAACCATACTCTCTTTCCAGAAAGTAGTTTTACAGGTTTCCATGCAAACCATTTTTTCCATTCTGTATATTGTGCATCAGTTGGTTGTGGTTTCAATTGTGGATACCTCGTATAAGCAGGATGATTAAAATTTGTACTTAGACTTTTTTCTTTTATAGTACTTTTTA